CTTGGTATATGAAGCAATCCACGCATCTTCAAAGCCTGTTTGACGCATTGTTTTGCGGATATCTAGCATCTCAGAAATAACAATAGGCTGACGTGACATACGGGCGTTAGCCATACCTAACCAGCGCCATCCATTTTCCATAAATGTACCAGCCATATTGCCTGTATTTGTTACAGGTACAAGCTGTGGTCCAAGTACAGACTCAGGTAGGTCCATATCGTTTTTAGTATAAAGATCATCTAGTGATATCTTGCCAGATACTACATACTGGCCGTTATCATCTATTGAGCGAACCTTATCGAGAAGGTCCATATTTAGTTCTTTAACACCGTTAGCGTCTACTCGACGTGTTTCAAACACCTTGCGTGTACGCTCATAGACAATGCGAGCGTGCTCATCAATGCTTATGTTCTTAGCCTTGAGAAGAGACTGATCTACAATATCTGGGTTCTTGGCAAGGTAGTCACGAATTGATGCGATAGCAACTTCTGGCTTATCAAGGTTTGCTACAGCCAAAGCACCTAATTCATCGTTAGATACATATGAGATACGAAGTAGCCAAGATACGATTGACGCTTCATCTCGGTTAGTTACGCCAATATCCTTAAATCCTGTAACACCTGCTGCACGGCTATACTGTTGCTTAGGTCCTACAATACGTAGTTCTGCTGAACGGACTCCGTGAAGTTTGGTAAACCCTACCGCATTTGTAAGGAAGTCTGATCCTGTAGCAAAGTTAAAGCCACCTTCGGAAATGATAGATAAGAAGTTCTCGATATCGCCATAAACAATTTGTTCTGTGAGAAATTCTGCTGCTTCTTCATCTAATGGGCTACGACCTTGTGATTTAAGGAAGTTGTTAACGCGTCCCTTAGTGAGAGCACTTGCCATAATCTCGCGTGTCTGACGGACAATATCAACATCTGTTTGCTGACGAAGCAATGAGATTCGGTTGCGAGCTGCATTAATAGCAGCCTCATCTGTTGACTCATTAACTATCTTATAGAGATCTTTAATCTCTTGCTTGTTAGCCAAAAGTTTAACGTCAAGTGCTTTGATCTCATCTGCATATCGAGCCGCTTCTTCTTTGTTGACGATACGCATAACAAAACCTAATGGGCTGTTAGCCAACTCTTCAAACTTGCCGGTTGATGGCATTTCTTTGAGAGCAGTTAAAAGTCGTGTTGTAAGACGACGGCTCTTTGCTACTCCCCAAGGAGATACTCCGATAGCAAGGTTAATCATTAAATCTTCAATAGAGTTACGGATGGCATAACGTGGTCCGGCAAGAGTCAAGAATGACCAGCCTCCAACAACCTTCTCAAGAAATTCGCTGTTTGCAACAGGGCCGATTATCTTTAATCCTATTGTACTTCTAGCTGTAAGACGATCAATGTCGTTTAGGCTAGGCACTGTAACCCGTGTATTAAAGTCTGTAGCAAATGCACCGACTTCGTCTAGTTCATCACCAGTGTTATCAAACTTGGCTTTGCCTTTACCGGCTAATGTACGTGCTACGTTTTGAGTAGGCTCAGTTGTATTGATGCCACGAATATCGGTTATGTTAGCCATAATACCGTTAAAGAACTCTTTGCGCTGGCCTACATCTTCGATGCCACGAAACACCTCTGCTGCAAGTTTAGCCTCACGCTGTGGAAATACTAGACGTGCTAGACGATAGATATAGTCTGGGGCCTTAGTATCAAGAAGATCAAATTCATTATCCTTGAACATAGGAGCAATAGCAAAGCGCTGCTTAAATCGGTCAATACGAACATTGATATCTGCTGTAGAGAATCGAGCTACGCCAACTTTCTTGGTTTTATTAAGAGCGTTCATTGACTCTACAATTTGTTCACGGCCTTCAGTAACTGCCTTGTAGATACCAGCATCTGTTGCATCCTCTCCGAAGAATGATGCGTTAACAAGAGCAGGTCCTACTTTGTCAATATTAAAAACTTTGTTTGCTGTAGTTAAAGTAGCGACTCTAACCTTACGAGCTTCTGTCATACGTGGAGCAATAATTCGGCGACGACCACCGGCTCCCTTAATCATTTCATCAAGTTCTTTTGCGTTGGAAAAAAATGCCTTGGCCGTAAGAACATCCTCAATAGGTTCTGCTGCCTTGTTAAAAGTTTGAATAACTGCTGAACCAAACTCAGGTGCAAGAATCTTTAGTTCTTCATTAATGCGAGCCTTAGCAACGGTGTCTTTTAATTCATCTGCTTTGCGATAGGCTTTAAGTTTAGCGCCATATTCGTTCCAGAATGTAGCAGTCTTAGGCTGATCGAAATACTTTCCAAATGCAACACCATCACGTGCTGCGCTACCTGCAATAACTTCTACAGAATACTTGCTAAGATCATACGCCTTCTTGATCTTGCCGCCAACAATAAGTGGATCGGCAAAGATACGAAACGCTGCATCTACTGCACCTGATACTGCCTTGTAGAAGAATCCAGATCCTTCGTACTTTTCAGGAATAAATAGGTTTGCAATAAAACGACCAGGTGAATACTTGGCTGCTTGAACAGCATCCATTGTATCTTGAAAGAGATCTTGCTCTTCCTTTGTGCCTTGGGTCTTATCGTGAAGTTTAAGATACTTGAGTTGCTCTGGTGTGGCTTCAGCAAGAATCTTGCCTTGGTCTTCACCCGATGCAATACGCATAGCAACGGCAACTGCATCAGGAGCAAATAGTTCTTTAGCACGTTCAATACGACCTGGGCTAAATACTTTGTCACCCTTATCGTTGGCTATATCCCAAGCCTCGTTAAGATCTACTTGCTGATCTGCTGCAATAGCAACAGTGCGATAAGCACGTGTAGTAAAATCAGATACGTTCTGCAACCCACCAAGAAGATCTTTTCCTGCTTCTTTAGCAGCATTAAGAACTGCACCACCTGTGTAGTTCCAAGCAGTAGATAGCCAACCTTCATCTGGTTTTTGAATTGGATCTTCATTACCATACTGCTGTTTAAGAGAAGCCTGCTGTGCAGGTGTATATTTACCGTATTGCTTTTGGGCTAACTCAGGTGGAAGAGAGGTAAGTTCCTTGTGGGCTTTAAGTGACTTGTTATATGCCTCAAGTTTTTTTCTATCTTCTGCCGCTAATTTAGCTGCGTAAGCTGCTGATGAAAGGTTATCAGCCATTAGTTACCTCGCGCTAGAGCGTTCTGATAAAGAATAACTATCTCTCCGGTAGTATCAAAAGGGATCATTTCAGCCAAGATATCTGACATTTTGCGTTCAGCAAACCTTGATTGCATAATAAGAGCATTACTTCCAGGACCTTCACCAATGTCAACACCTGTTGTAATTGGTTCATCTGGACGTTGTGTTGGTGCGAATAATTCTGTAACAGGTGCAGCTGAGGCAGGGCGTAGTCTATCTTGTGGCTCTGCTACTGCATCAGGGGTCTTTCCAAGTGGAGCACCAGACTTAATAGCCTGTGTCTCAACACCTTCTCCGTAAGCGATAGAACCCATCTTCATCTCTGGGGTTCCAACATCTGTACGCTTTGCATATGGTCCAGGACCTGAAACGCCAGCCATAGGATTCTCAGCCATCTGTTCCCTCCTGTAAATTCTCTAAGTCGGCGGTCATTTCTTCCCACGCCTGCATTGTTTTGGATTGTTGCTTTGAATGGTAAATACTTAAATCATAAAGTTCTGAAAAGAACGCTTCTATTACCTGCGATAAATTATATATTGCGCCTGTAAATATGACTAAAAGATCTGTCCAGCGTACAGGGCGGGGAACCTTGTCGTAATCATCCATCGCCCTGTACACCTTTCAGTGAAATTAAGCCTTCTTGCCTTTACGAGCAGCTGGAGCGTATCCGAATTTTACTTCGCCGCCTTTAACTGAACCAGCCTTTGTATCAACCTTTACTGGTTGTACCGAAGCCTTTGCTCTTGATCCTTTGTTCATAGTGCGCCTCCTTTCCTTTATGCTGCGCCAGTTATACCGGCTAGTAGTTGTGCTATATCAGGACGTTGACCAGCAGCAGGGGCCTGACCAGCTTGTTCTTGTGGAGGTTGCTGCGAGGCAGGAGCGGGGGCCACACCTGCTGCTGGAACTTGAGGTGCCATACCCATCTCTGGGGTCATTGGCGCTGGTGGTGGAGGTTCTGGTGCGAACGCCTTTTCCACTATTGATTCTAAAGATAATCCCTTTTGACGCCCTGCAATGACTTCAGCAATCCGAGTAACAGCCAAGGAAGGATCTTGACCTTGTGATGCCATCGCTGGGATGGTTTGAGCGTACTGAGCAACAGCAATACGTAAAGAGTCACGTAACTCTTCGATGTCCACTCTCTGCTCTTCTTGGGTAACATTGATCTCCACCGGTAATTCACGGCGTACATAGTCGCGGGAAACAAGTTTATCTGAACGCATTTGTAGTAATGCGATAACTGCACGGTTAGGGTCCATACCGGACATAATTCCGTAGCGTACATCTACTCCGTACTCACCCTTGATGTCGCGTGATGGGATGTACTTGAGTACATAAGGTGTACCGTCATCGGTTCCCTTGATTGTCTTCTGTACAGATCCAAAGATCTTCTCATCTACTTCAAAGCAAAGACCAATAAGATCTTCAAAAAGACGTGCAAACTGTGCTTGTGCTGCCTTGATCTGTGTATCAAAGCCTGCCTGTAGAGCTTGAACTCCACGTCCTGTAACGATAGATGCGTTGATCTCACCTGAACGTGACTCTGGATAACGAGCACCTAGACGTAGTTCACGCTCAAGAACACCTGACTCTGTAAAGACTCCAGGTGGAAGATCTAGTCCAACACGACGGATGTTCTGCGGATTAGCAGAACGCATAATTGCATCAGGTCCCAAAGCAAGTTCTTGCACATCTTGTGGAATAGCAATAGGTGCTTGGATTGACTTTTCAGCTGCTTGGATCTGCAAGATAGCAAAGCGAGCACGAGCAAGTTGTACTGAGAGTACATCATCAAACTGACCACGTGCTTGCTCATCTAGTGATGGACGAATATAGACACGTGCCAAGCACTTGCCTACTGGGTTAGGTACACGTGAAAGAACTAGGTTGTTACGTTGTGGCAGATAGATCAGGTCTTGCTCTGCATCGTGGTAACGCACGATAGTCATATAAGGAGAACCCTGTTGAAAGTTATTCTTCTTGAGGATCTGTTCTGCATACTCTGGGTATTGGGAAGCGATTGTGTCGGCATCAGAAACAATTAACTGAGTCAGGGATGTTGTGCGACCAAAGCGATCCATCTCAGGGTAGCACCCTGTTGGATCGAGTAGGCGCATACGAGGGTTGTTATCCTCATAGTCCATCTCTACCATACCGATAGTCATACCGTAGGTGTTGTACCAGTCAGCGTTCTTGTAGTTCTGTAGTGAGAGGTTGGAATAAGATACGTAGTAGTTAGCGATACGAGTGCGGGTATCTGCTGCCTTACGCTGTGCGTCAGAAACCATATTGTTTGCTGAGCAGTTAAAGGATGGAAGCGGCGCACCGGCTTCGGCCAAGTCACGTGCTGCTACGTCAATGAAGTTAGCAACGAGTGGCTTTGGGTAGTCCTCGGAGAACATTGATGGGAATACTTTAGATAAGTCTCCCTGACGTACAGAAAGAACGTCGCGCATACGCTGGTCGCGTGGAGCGTACTTGGTACGCAAACGCGCTAGTTTCGCGTCAATCTCTTTAACTGATAACAATGTAACTCCTAAATGAAGGTTTTATTCTGTTCAGCCAGCATCTCATCTATATTGATGACTACTCGCTTACCTATCTCACGACGAGACAGGAATGGATTTTTTAAGTGATGGGTAGCGTACTGCCCATAGTTGAGCATCTCACGTGCTCGGATCTCACAGAACCAGAGAGCCATCACTAAGTCTGTCTTGCCTTTAGTGGTGGGGGTCCACGTAATTAACTGTTCGATCAGTGCCTTGACGTTTTCAGTCTGGTCACTAGGTAGGTGGATCAAGTTGTCGCGGTGGTGCTTACCATCGGATTGCTTAGTTCCAAAGAGTGTAGCCATTGATGCAACGCCGAAGCCTGCATCCCATTTGTTCTGGCCGGTATGGTGTTCTTTAAGTAGAACGCCACGTGTGGCAAGGTGCTGTCTGATTCCTTCATCTTGGGTAAGGAAGGCTTGGAAAGCGTTTTTCTCTACGATCCATTCTGAGGGACTATACAAAGAAGTCCAGTTAAAGATCAGCTCGCGGATTTGTTGCGGAGATGGACCAGTGATCTTGATAGCATCAACAATATAACGTTTATTGGAACTTCGATCAATAGCATAGCAAATCGCAGCAGTATCACCGACCATAGCAGGATCAAGACCACAAATGATACTAAAGCCAGAGAGATCTTTCGGATGGCCTGGATAACCTGGTTCAAGGCGTCCTGCCTTCCTCATACCGTCAATCGAGCCTTTAACACATACTGGATCAAAGGCAGCGTTCTCGGAGATATCTTGTTGTTGATAGACTAGCGCCCACGTGGAGGTATCCATCGCTTGGCGTTCGTTGTACAGGTTGCGTCCTGACCAACGTGGGTAGAGGCCGTCTTCATCCTTGTCGGATTCTTCTTGCCCGTCAAAGGGAGCATCTGATTTAGGCCAGAGTGTGACCCACTTGTCTGGGTCCTCATCTGCTTCTAAAAGCGCCGGCATAGCCAAATACTTCCAAGGAACTAACCCACCTGGGTAGCGATCTTCAGAACGTAGCTCGCGATACAAGTCAACGGATGCCACACGGGTTCCAATAACAATCAACTTACCTGTTGGGTTCAAACGAGATCGCACGTCCTGGGTTAACCAGCGGATCTGCTTCTCAAACTCATTGGCGTTCTTTAAGGTCACTGCGTCGTCTACAATAATCATATCAGCACGCTTACCGTAGATCTGACCACCGATACCGACGGCTTCGATGTTCGGGTCCTTTTCAGATGACTCACGGAGTTCATCACCGAAGGTGACACGGGTTGCCTGCCACGAAGCAGTCTTAGAGTTAAACCCTACGCCAGCAGCATACGCAGTCTGTAACTCTTGATACATTGGGTGCGTCAGACGTTGCTTGATGGCGTAGAGAAAGTCGGCAGCTAACTGCTGCGTTTGTGAGACTATCAGTACTCGAAAGTTAGGATTCCTACATACCTGCCACGTCACATAGTCCACCGTGATTGTGATGGACTTGGCGTGGTTGGGAGGAATGTTAATCAAAATACGGTTGGCCGCAAGGCCAGGTTCAAACTTCATAGAAGGGTGTAACCACCCTGGCTCCCTACCTTCAATAACATCTACGATGTTCTGTTGGTGGGGGAAGGTACGGCTATGGAGAAACTTCTGACGGAACTCGGCGAAGGTAAGATCGTGGACATCGCCGGAAGCGAACTGCTTATCCTTTAACCCTAGACGGGTTCGGTCAATCTTATCTGCAAAGACCTTGTCAGTGCGCCGGTAATACTCATATGTCTTGATGGATTTACCAGCTGAGCCGCAAGCGGCGTCAATGGTCATACCTTCTGAGACACAGCCCAGGATGATTCTCTTTGCTATATCAGCCGAGTTGTCAGCCATTAGACTCCTAGTTTAATTATCTGTTGGCCTTGTTTAGACCGCCACCACCACCGAGGCTACCACCACCACGAAGACCGCCACGAGGTTTAGGTTTTGTATTAAGGGTAGAAAGTTTCTTAGTGGTTCTGCTACGAACTTTAATTTCATCTGGCTTAGCTTGTTTAGCAGGCTTATTTACTTTAGTTGCCCGTGATGCTGGTTTGGTTTTTTTGATGGCGCTGGCTACTGTAGCTTTACTTACTGGACCCATAGCATCTATGGTTCTTTGTAAGTCCCCTGGATTGCCTGTTTTGTAAATATACTTTACGTGTTTAAGGGCTGCTTTTTCAAAAGGGGTTAGCTCTGGCTTCTTGGCCATTATTATTCTCCTAGGCCCGGACGGGCCGGAATTGGTTTCTCAATGGTGGGTTAAAGCGATTTGATTAATGGTGGGCTATTGATAGACCTCACCCAACTAAAAGGTGCCGACCAGCAACGGGCTTGACGCCCGAGCGAAGCCACAGCGAGTGAGGGGTAAGTTGGTACTCGGCCTAGGGGCCTCGCCAGAGGACCGCGTAGGGGCTATCCTCACTACCGCCCCTACTATATATAAGGCAGGAAAAATAGACCATTTCCCGTTTACGCCGTGTGAACTGTATCACACACGGTAAAAGTCCTGTTCAGCTTCACTTTAGCGTAGATTTTTTTCTGGGGAGTATAGTAACGGGTCAGGGCAGAACTTAAAACGGGGGGTGCGGTTTCGGTCTAGTCTGCGGTTCTAGTCCTGCGGTCTAGTCTTTCGGTCTAGTCTGCTGATCCTGATAAAAAAACGGGGGCTGACTACCGTATCGGCACCGGCACCGGATCACCCCTAATCCCTAGCGATTAACTATCCACCGGCTACCGGCTACCGGCCACCGGCAAGCCCTAACACGGCAGACATAATCGGCCTAGATGTCCAATATATATGTGACCGGTCATCCTAAAAATATGACCGTGCAAGTGTTGCATAACCTCTTCTATACGGTATAGTACGTCATAAGAAGATTCACCTACCGAAAGGAATACTCTTATGATGAAAGATAAAGAATATATCGAAAAGCGCGAACACTTTCGCCTTCTTGGAATTAAGTACGAAGAAGAAGGGAATATAGAAAAGGCCGAACATTTTGCTGGTATCGTTCGCGGTTTAGATATGGCCTTTCAAGATGGCATATATAA